AGAGGTGGTGCCACAACTAACGCTGTAGAACAAGAAGGTGGCAAACGTAGATCCAAAAGATCTAAGAAATCTAAAAAATCCATGAGAGGTGGTGCGGAAGTAGTCCAAGAAGGTGGCAAACGCAGATCTAAAAAATCCAAGAAATCTAAAAAATCCATGAGAGGTGGTGCCACAACTAGCGTTGTAGAACAAGAAGGTGGCAAACGCAGATCTAAAAAATCCAAGAAATCTAAAAAATCCATGAGAGGTGGTGCCACAACTAACGCTGTAGAACAAGAAGGTGGCAAACGCAGATCCAAAAGATCTAAGAAATCTAAAAAATCCATGAAAGGTGGTTCCACAACTAGCGTAGTCCAAGAAGGAGGAAAAAAAAAACGTTCTAAGAAATCTAAACGATCAATGAGAGGTGGAGATACAACTAGCGTTGTAAAACAACAAGGAGGATATTGCCCTCATTCAATGGGTACCGTTTTTGCTGATGCACGTGCTGCTATGTCATCAGGTTGTAATTGGTCTAGAGATGGTGCAGGTCATATAATAAGCGAAGGTACTAGCGCCAGACGTGGTGGTAGAATAGATCAATATCAAGAAGCATCATACCGCCCTAGACGCCCCAGATATCCTCCCCCTGATAGATATTATGGCGGTAATTCCGAATCAGCTCCTAAAAAACAAGAAGGTGGTAAATCAAAAAAATCCAAAAAATCTAAATCTAAAAAATCTAGACGTTCTGTAGATTATGGTAGCATGATGTTATATGGAGGAAAACGTAAATCCAAAAAATCCAAAAAATCAAAAAAATCTAAAGCATAAAAATATTTTAATATATTATGGATAATAATATATTAGAATCAATGTATATAGGAGATATTAATAAATCTCATAAAGGTGGATATAAAATAATATCTAGTAGTAAAGATGATTATATTATAAAAAAAAGAAATTTTATATTAAATGAATTAACAAATGTTTTTAATGGTGGTAAACAATTAATGTACGAAGATATTCCACATTATATACAAGCATTAGAAGGAAAATATATAAGAAATAAAATACGTGGAGGTGATAGTATTAGTAGTGATAAAATAAAAGGTTATTACAAAAAATTAGTTAAAAAATCATTAAAAGATTTTACAGGTGGTGTTGATTTATTAAATATAATTAAAAAAAATTCACCATATTTGTCTAAAAAAATAGATAAACAAATGGATAAGTTAATAGGGGGGGTAGAAGAAAATAGTAATAAAAATAATAAATCATTAAATAGTTATTATACCCAATCGGGAGGGGATTTAAATTGTACAAATACATGCAAATTAGATAAAAAATCAAATACAAATAAAGATAGCTATCAAAACGGTGGCAATGATTTAGATCAATTAAGACAAGAAATAAATAAAATTAGAGGATTTATATATATATGAACACAACCCTTTGATAAAAAACGTTAATTTTTTTATTATTGAATATCAATGATAAAAAAATATACAAATATATAAAATAATATTGAAAATTATTTATTTAAAGATATAACATTAAAAATATAATAAAAAATGGCATTAGAGAAAAAATATCAAAAAAAGACTCAGTTAGAACATATTTTAACCAGACCTGATACATATGTTGGAGATATTAAATTACAAACTGAGAAATTATATATTCATCAAGATGGCAAGATTGTAAAACAAGAAATTCAATACGTTCCTGCATTATACAAGATTTTTGATGAAATTATTGTAAATGCAAGTGATCATACAAAAAATGATAAAACTTGTAAGAATATTAAGATTACTGTACAAGAAGATATGATTAGTGTCTACAATGATGGTGTTGGTATTGATGTAGAAATTCACCAAGAATATAAGATTTATGTTCCTGAACTTGTCTTTGGTGAACTTTTAACTTCAACTAACTATGACGATACTGAGAAGAGAATTACAGGGGGTCGTAATGGTTATGGTGCCAAGTTAACTAATATTTTTTCTACGTTCTTTTCTGTTGAAACAATCGACACAAAACGTAAGCGCAAGTTTTACCAAGAATTTACTGATAATATGTCTAATAGAACTAAACCTGTTATTACAGAACTTAAAACAGTTCCAGCAAGCTACACCAAGATTGTATTTAAACCTGATTTTGAAAAGTTTGGTATTACTGAATTAACTCATGATATGATTGGATTATTTGAAAAACGTGTATATGATTTAGCAGGTACATTAGAAGGTATTAATGTATATTTAAATGATGTTCTTATTCCAATTAAAACATTTCAAGATTATATTAAATTATATTTTGATGCTGAAACTGAAGTAGATATTATATCAGAAAAACAACCTCGATGGGACATTAGTTTTGTATATCGTCCAGATGGTGGTTTTGAACATATTTCACATGTAAATAATATATGTACTTATCATGGTGGGTCACATGTTGATTATATAAATGATCAAATTATTGATTATATTCAAGACCAAATTGTTAAGAAAAATAAAGATGCAGTTAATAAAATTAAATCTCATACTATAAAAGATCATTATATGATTTTTATAAATTGTACTATTGAAAATCCTGCATTTACTAGTCAAACTAAAGAAACATTAAAGACTAAACAAAATGAGTTTGGATCAGTATGTAAAATATCAGATAAAATTCTTAAAAAAATTAATTCAAGTGGTATTTTAAATGTAGTATTAGAATTTCTTAAATTCAAAGAAGAAACATTATTAATGAAAAAGACTGATGGTAAGAAAGTTAATGCAATTAAAGGTATTCCTAAACTAGAAGATGCAGAATGGGCTGGTACTAAGAAATCTAAAATGTGTAAGTTAATCCTCACTGAAGGAGATTCAGCCAAAGCATTAGCGATGAGTGGTCGTGCAGTAGTAGGTAATCAAAAATATGGTATTTTTCCGTTAAAAGGCAAATTATTAAATGTTCGAGGTGCAACACCAAAAGAATTATTAAATAATGAAGAAATTATTAATCTTAAAAAGATTTTAGGATTAAAACATGGTAAAATTTATGTAAATTCTGGTAAAGAAGCAAAAGAAGGACAAGATGATAAAACAGAAAAGGAGGAATCTAAAAATAAAATATGTGATGTGTCTGAATTACGTTATGGTGGTATTATTTCATTATGCGATCAAGATGTAGATGGTTATCATATTAAAGGACTATTAATTAACTTTTTTGAATATTTTTGGCCGTCTTTATTAAAAATAGATGGATTTATTACTTGTTTATCAACACCAATTGTAAAAGCCACTAAAGGCAAAGATGCAAAAATATTTTATAATTTAACTGATTATACACAATGGAAAGAAACACCAGCATCTAATAATTATCATATTAAGTATTACAAAGGGTTAGGTACTAGTACACGTGAAGAAGGTAAAGAATATTTTACTGATTTAGAAAATAAATTAATTCATTATTTATGGAGACCTGAAATTAATCAAACAGGTGGCAATGAAATTGCTGATCAAGATTCAGATGAACCATTAATTGGAGAAATTGACCATCCATGTCATCAAGCAATTATGTTAGCATTTGATAAAAAGAAGGCCGATGATCGTAAATCCTGGTTAATGCAATATAATAAGAATGAAATATTAACACCTGATATTAAACAAGTACCATTTAATGATTTTGTGAATAAAGAATTGATTCATTTTTCGAATGAAGATATTAAACGTAGTATTCCATCTATGGTTGATGGTTTAAAACCAAGTCAAAGAAAAATTTTATATGGTACTATATTAAGAAAATTATTTACTAAAAATTCTGAAATTAAAGTAGCACAATTAACAGGTTTTATTAGTGATAAGACATGTTATCATCATGGTGAACAAAGTTTAAATATGGCAATTATTAATATGGCACAAAGATTTGTAGGATCAAATAATATAAATATTTTAATGCCATCTGGACAATATGGAACAAGATTAACTGGTAAAGATGCCGCAAGTCCCCGTTATATATTTACATATTTAAATCCAATTGTAAGATTATTATTTAGAGAAGAAGATGATCCTATTTTAAATTATTTAGATGATGATGGGACACCAGTAGAACCTGAATATTATATACCTATTTTACCTATGATTTTAATTAATGGTGCAGAAGGTATTGGTACTGGATTTAGTACACAAGTATTGCCATATAATCCGTTAGATTTGATTGATAATATTAAATGTATGATGGAAGATAAACCATTAAAAGAATTAAAACCGTATTTTCATGGATTTAAAGGTAAAATTAGTCAGGATGATAAAACATATTCTATACAAGGTAATTATGAATTAGTAGGAAATGATATAATTATTACAGAATTACCAGTAGGTGTATGGACATCACCGTATAAAGAATATTTGAATGATTTAGAAGAAAAGAAAGAAATTCTTAAATTTATAAATAATAATACAGATGAAGATGTTCATTTTAAAATTACATTAGATGGTAAAAAATCAGATGAATGGAAAGAAAAAGAATTAATACAAAAATTTAAATTGGTAAAGAAAATTAGTATAACTAATATGCATTTATATGATAAAGATGATAAAATTAAGAAATATCATAATGTAAATGATATATTAAAAGAATTTTATCAAATTAGGTTAGATGCATATACTACTAGAAAGAACTATTATTTAGACAAGTATAAACAAGAATTAGATGCATTAAAATATAAAATGAAATTTATAGAAGATGTGTTAGAAGATAGAATAGTAATTAATCGTAAAAAGCGTGAAGAAATTATTGCTCAGTTAGTTAAGAAAAAATATCCTAATATGGGTGATGATAAATATGATTATTTATTAAGTATGCCAATTCATAGTTTTACACACGAAAAGATAGAGGAATTAAAAGAAAAAATTGCAAATAAAGAATCTGAAATGATAACATTAGATTCTAAATCAGAGAAACAAATTTGGTTAGAAGAATTAGAACAATTTAAGATTGCATATGTAAAAGAATATGAACCAACTACTACGAATGTTAAAACAAAACAAATTAAAACAGATGTGGTTCCTATAAAGAAAAAACTTGTAAAATAAAATTATTTTAACTATTATCTGATTTTTAAGACTATTTAAAGATATATTAATAATAATTATTAATGGCTACTACAACTGGTACAAAAGGATCAGATGTATACACTTATGACGGTGTAGGTGATCCCCGTGTATCATTATCGGTATTACTTGTTAGAAATCAATCAGAACAAATTATTGAAGATGGTCTAAAAAAAATATTATATTGTTCTAATGTATTAATTCCTGGGTATGAAAAATTAGTAGAAGATGCATTTGTTCTTGCATTTATGAATCGTAATATTCGTGGTGGATCAGGAGAACGTGATGTAAGTAGAATTATGTTTAAAGTTTTGTTTAAAGAAAAACCAAATATAATGAGTAATCTATTTGATTTAATACCTCATTATGGATCATGGGATGATATTTTTAAAATGTGGGATGAACCAGTATTTAATCAAATAGTTGATAAATTTACAAATATTGTATTGAAACAATTAGATGAAGATGAGAAAAATATGAATGAAAATAATGGTATTTCATTATTAGCAAAATGGATACCAAGACAAACACGGCAACCACATATTGTTAAACATTTAGCAAATAAGTTATTTCCTACAGGTAATATTAGTAATCGTATGAAATTATATCGTAAAAAAATAGTACCATTGAATAAATATATTGAAACTATTGAAATTAATCAATGTGCAAAACAATGGTCTGATATTAAACCAGAAAATGTACCTGGAAGAGCACTTGCTAAATATAAAAATGCATTTTTGAATCAAAAGAAAAATAGTCAAGAACCTAGATATCCAGATGATCAAGATAGAATTAAATGTGCTGAAAATTTTAGAAATCATATGAAAAATGTATTAACTAAAGAAGCTAAGGTTAATGCAGTAAACACTGTATTACCTAGTGAAATATATAAAAATATTTTAATGAATATTTATGCATCAGAAGATGAAAAAAATATTAATCGTGCACAATGGAAAATGATACGTGATGATTTGAAAACATCTGGAGTATTTAAAAATATGATTGCTATGTGTGATTTTTCTGGATCAATGAATGGTGATCCTAAACTAGTTAGTGCATCATTAGGTATTTTATTTTCAGAAATTTGCGTTGGATCAGGTAAGAATAAAATAATGACATTTGATTCTATGCCTCAATGGATTGAATTTCCTGAATCTAATGATATTTATGATAAAGCAAATATATTAGCAGCATCTTCCCTTGGTCATGGATTGAGTACTGATTTTCAAAAAGCAATGGAACTTATTATTATTGATCTTAAAAAGAATCGTACTCCATTAGATCAAGCACCATCTGATTTAATTGTATTTACAGATATGTGTTGGGATGAAGCATGTAGTTCAAATGAAAATTCATATTATACTAGTAATAGTTATAGACATCATGTAAAAACTGCTCCATTTCAAACTCATATAGAAATGATCCGTGAATCATTTAAACGTGCAGGTGAAGATATGTTTGGTGAAGGTTACGGATATAAAATGCCTCGTATTATAATTTGGAATTTAAGAGCTACTGCAGGTGAATTTCATGCACAGGCAAACACCGAGGGAGTATTAATGTATAGTGGATGGTCGCCTAGTATATTTAAACAGTTAATTAAAGAAGGATTTAAAGTTCAAACACCATATGATGGATTAAGACAACAATTAGATGATCCAATGTATGATATTATTAGGAATAGAATTAGAAATATATAATATATTTTATATTATATATTATATACAAATGTCATTTGAAGAAAAATATTTAAAATATACAAGAAAATATTTAGACCTAAGTGAACAATATGGAAGTGCAGAAGCAGGAGGTGGAGGAGGTGGAGGTGGAGGTGGAGGTGGTGGTGGTGGTGGTGGAGGTGGTGATAGTGATAGTAAATTTACAACCAAGTTAAATGAATTTTTTAATATACTCGCAGAATATAAACATATATCTAGAATAGAAGAAAAAGAAGAACCACTTACATTTAATGTTGAGACATTTATGCGTACAATCCAATCATACCATGCTAGACTTAGAGCTGAAGAAAGAGTAAAAATCACTGAAGAAAATATAAGATCATTTCAAGCTGCATTAAGAACTACAAAATATCGTTCCTTTTTTAATAGTTCTAGAAAAATATTTAAATATTTAGATGCGGGTGTACCTAAATATTATCATTTTTCTATAGATTTACAAGAATATATAAAAATAGATGATAAATTTTCAGAATATTGGACAAAAGTAGAATATCCTACAATGGAAAATGCATATGATGATGCTAGATTAATACATAAAGTATATACATTACGTAAAGAAGAAGTATCACAGATGCCAGAATATTCACAAAAACGATTTGGCTCTATACCAGATATACCAGAAGATTTTGAAAAACAAATAACACAAAATAAATGTTATTATTTAGATAATAAAAGGGCATTAATTATGTATGTAAATAATACTACATTTTGGAAAATTATCTTAAATCCTGATTTTTCAAAAATAGTAACAATATTACAAGATGGTAATGCGGCATCTTTATATTATATGTTTACTAAAAATAAATTAAAAAAACCAATAAAAATTGTTGGAGATCGAAAAGCCATCCCTAAAGCATGGTTAGAAGGTGAAGAAGGTGGAGGTGGTGAAGAAGGTGAAGAAGGTGAAGAAGGTGAAGAAGGCGGTGGCGGCGGTGGCGGTGGCGGCGGTGGTGCCCCTGTTGCACCTGTTGCCCCTGTTGCTCCTAGGCCTCCCAAAGAATGTCCAAATTGTGGAAAACAATTTAGCAGTTCTAGTATTTTTTCAAAACATACAAGTAAGTGCAAGCCTAAAAATTGAAAAATAAATTATTATTTATTATTTTTAGTAGAATAAAATGACAGCCTTATTGTTATTAACAACTAGCTTACACTATCTAGCAATTATTCCAATATGTAAAAATTATCAAAGTATATACATATATAGACTTTATTCAAATGTTATAATGGTATCAACAACTTTTAGTATGTTATGGCATTATTATAATACATATCAATTAATGATAATGGATTATTATTTTGCTACAATATGGTTTTTATTTGATATTGGATGGTATAAAGAATTAAATAATAATAAAATATTAATATTAAATCTAATTGTATTTATATTTAATATAATTATAATTAATTTTGATAATTATGTGTATTATCATAATATGTGGAATATTATCTCGGCAATAAAATGTATGTATATTTCATATTTAATTAGAAATATAAAGATAAATTAATAATTAATAACGGTATTTTGACTATATTAATATATTAAAAAAACTCCAGCAATCATTTATAAAAAAAATTTTTTTTATTTCTAGTTTTTTGGTTATATTAGTAAAAAATACATTCAGCAAATTATTCTTTAGATTCAGATTCTTGTCCAAGAATCATACAGCAATTAAAACTGTCTTCAATTATGATTCTTGTCCAAGAATTATCCTGCAATCAAAACTTTCTTTAATTCCGATTCTTGTTCAAGAATCATCCAGCAATTAAAATTTTATAAGAATCCGATTCTTGTCCAAGAATCATCCTGCGATCAAAACTGTCTTTATTCAATTAAATTTCTATTCATCAATATCTGAGATTATTAAATGTAGATGATTAGCTTAATTATCGAATTTTTTAGGTAAAAATTCAAAATTTTTTTTGAATTTTTATGCTATGCACTATATAATTTTTGGTAAGGTTGAATTACAAAATAAACCATTAAATCCAAATATTAAAGCATATTTATGGGATAAATCTAATTTAGTTGGTATGTTTGCACATAAATATTTACAACATAAACCAAAAAATAATATACATATAAAAGATGTATATTATTTACAGAAAGCAAAAGTAGTTAAATTAGAATCAAATCAGTTTGAAGAAAATGGGGATGTTATTATGTTAGATCCAAGTAATGTACAAAATTTTAAATATCCTGAAACAGAAATCTCTAATATTAGTTTGAATCAATTTTTTGACAAATTAAAATTAGAAAATAATTATACTAATATTACGGTACAATTAATTAATCTTTAATAATATTTTTAATAATTGGTATTTCAACTGGATATCCTCCAGGAGTTTCTAATATCAATGGTATTTCAGATTTAAATGCAAATTTTACTATCATACTTAATCCTTTTAATTTAATATGACCTTCATCTAATAACTCATGACGATCTAATTTACTATTTAATTGTGTTCTACTGTCATTTAAATGAATTAAATCAACATATTTCCATCCAATAATTGTATTAAATGTTTTTATAAATTGTTTTACTTTACTTGGTTCACTTAAATCATAACCTGCTGCAAACACATGACATGTATCAACACATATTCTTAATCTTTTTTTATCTTGTTCAGAAAATTTATTATAAATAATTCTGAATTCTTCTAATCTTCCACCTAATTCAGTACCTTGACCACACGGTGTTTCTAATAATATTTTTGTATTTTCTGGACTATTATCTAGACAATATTTTAAATTTTGATACATATTTTCTATTGCTTCACTTTTATCTAAATGTAAATATTTACCAGAATGTACTACTACCCCAATAGCACCTATTTTAGAACAAGCATCTAAATGATTTATTAAAGAAGTAATACCCCAGCTATCTTTTTTAAACTCGTGTGCAAAGTTTAACAAATAAGGTGCATGAATAACTATTTTTACTTTATTATATTTTGCATAATGATTAATAGTTAATAGTTCTTCATCACTTCTTTTAGTTGTTTTTCTGCCTTTTGGATTGGTAATAAATATTTGGATAAAATTTCCACCATATTTTACTATTTCATCAATTGCTCCAATTATACCATTTTTTGATATACCAATATGTGAGCCATAATAAAATTGTTTACTCATAATAAAATTTTATAAAATAATTATATATATATGAATTATTTTAATAAATATAAAAAATATAATCAAAAAATTATAAATCAATTGGGTGGATCTAAAAGACTAGAAAAAGAAATTGATAAATTAAAAGCCAGTAATTTATATAAAAATATTGTTTTGAGTGAAGATAAAAAATCTGTAACATTTACACGTATATCTGATAATGCTAATATTACAGTTATTATTCCAGATAATTATCCATTTGAAGCACCTAGTATAACAATTAATGAAACAAAATATAATATTGGTAGTGTATGGTCTTCTGCAAGTACTATAGGTTCAATGTTCGAATATGACAAAAAAGTATTAATTTTATGTCACAATACAATGGTAAATGGTACGTTTGAGCCATTAGTATTAAATAATCATTGGTATGGATCACCTGAATTACAAATATTTCAAAGAATATTTGCAGAATATAATTTAAAAGGTAAGCCTATATTTGAAACAATTGATATAATTCCAGGTGGAACATATCAAGCAGATGCATTTAGTGATGAATTTATAAATCAACATATTAATGATTATGATATAGTAATGGTACCAGATTGCGGAGGTCCTTGGTATTATTTACAGAACACCGATTTATATGATGGTGGTCGTAAAATTAGAGATCTTACAACAGACGAAGTTAATGTCAACAAAGAAATTTTAATTAAGTTATGTCTAAAATTAACAAAAGTTGTAAAACAAGGAGGAATTATTCAATTTAGTAAATTTATAAGTGAAATACCATGTACTATAAATGGAAGTGATTTTGATACATTTTCAGATGCATTAACCTTTTATTTAACTCAAAATGGATTTACAACTCAAATTAAAATAGATGATGAATCTAAAAATATATTTTTAATTGCAATTAAACAATAATTATTAAAAATTGATATTATTATATAATAAAGATAAAAGAATAAAAACATTAATAATAATGTTTTTAATCGATAAATACATTATTAATACTAAAAAAGATATTATTTTTAATAATGATATATACAATAATGTATTTAAACCAGAATTTTTAAATAATTTAACACATTTAATTATTTATGGTAAGAATGGATCAGGAAAACGCAGTTTAATTAAATGTTTAATTAATGAAATATATGGTAATATTAAAACAGAAATGGCAACATTTCATATTAATGCATATGCTAATAAAATCGATGAAGTTTTATTAGAAAAAAGTATGTATCATATTATAATTAAACCTAATAATTCAGCATTTGATAAATATGTATTACAAGATATTATTAAGAATTTTGCACAAATTACAATAGTTAATACACATTCAAATAATCATTATAAAATAGTAATTATTGATTGTATAGATAAATTATCTAGACAAGCTCAGAATGCATTAAGAAGAACAATGGAAGAATATATGGGAAATTGTAAATTTATATTTATATGTTATCAATTACATAAAATAATAGAACCAATTAAAAGCAGATGTAGTTTAATTACCGTTAATAATCCAACAGAAAATGATGTATTTAAAACATTATTTCATATATCTACATTGGAAAATATTAAAATGAGTGTAGCTAGATTGAATGATTTAGCAAAAAATGCGAACAACGACATTAAACAAGGTATATGGTTATTAGAGTATTATCGTCATAATATTTATATTAAAGATGAATTAAATTGGCATAAATATGGTGATTTGATTATTAAAGAAATATTTAGTGGAAAAATAAATTTGAGTTATATTCGTGATTTAAATTATCAAATATATATGTCAAATATTGATGTTAATGAATTAGCATGTTATTTATTAGAAAATATGTTAAAAAAAGAAATATCATTAAAAATAAAATACAATATTATTAATACATTTTCAAAGTTTGATGTTAGAATTAATCAAGGAAAACGTCAAACATTGCATTTAGAATCTCTTATTTTAGAAATATTTAATATTTTATCTTAAATATTAATATATTATTTATATTATATTAATATATGAGTAAATTAGATGATATTGATTATTTAATTAACCTAGTATATGAACATTTGTATAATAAAATTCCGTCACGTCCGATTGATTCAAAACCATTATCAACAAATTATTTAGAAGATTTAACTATTGTAAAGAAAATGTATGAAGGAAAACAATTAGATGAATTAATCAATGTAATTTTTAATACAAATATATCTTATAGTGGAAAAAGTGAATCAGCATATATTTTTAAGAGAGTAGATCAAAAGTCAGATATATTACTTAGACAATATCCCAAAGATCAAGTAATGAATCCATCAACTCCTTTAAATGTTGATAAAATAGTAGCTTATTTATTAAGTGATTTAGTCATTCATAAAAAAACAACAGGGATTATGCTAAATATATGTAATGTTGATATTCCTGCGAAAGAATTACAATTATTTACTAAAAAATATCCTGAAATAAAACTTGATGGAACCGTAAGTGTTACAATAAGAGAACATTTTTATAAATTAGTTACATTAAAAGAACATTTGAAAAAAGATAATACATTTAAAAATTATCAAGATTGTATATTTCAAGTATTACATACATTAAGTGTTATTCAATCAATGTATCCTACATTTAGACATAATAATTTAACAATTGATAATATATTAGTATATGAAACAACTAAAAAAAATTTAAAATTTAAAATAAATAATACTGAGTTTATATTTAAATCATCTGGTAAAATTAAAATAACTAATTTTTTAAAATCAAATATTAAAGATTATATTACAAATGATTCATTAGATCCTGTAATGCAAAAACCAAATATTTATTATGATACAGATATGTTTTTAGAATCATTATTAGAATTAGAATTACCATCATCTAACATAGCTAATTTTATTAAAAAATATCATAATAAAGAAATAAGTGCACGTGAAATATTAAGTAGTGATTTTTTTAAAGAATATAAAAATGTTGAAGATGATCAATTAGGTGGTAGATCTAAAATTTCTAAAGGTAAAAGTAGTAAGAGCAGTAGTAGTAGTAGTAGCAGCAGCAGTAGTAGTCGTACTAGTCGTACTAGTCGTACTAGTCGTACTAGTAGTCGTAAAAGCAGTCGCAGCAGTCGCCGTAATAAAAAAACTAAAATAAATAAAAAATATAATATGTCACAAGATGAAGTAGATGAAATTTTAAATGTAGAAACACCTGTAGAAGATACAATTAAATATCTTGAAAAGAATAAGAATAAAGTAAATAATTCTGTTAATGATATATTTAATGATTTAAAATCAAAACCATATGTAACTAGTTACAATAATGAAAGTATTATAAATAAAATGCCACAAAAACCAATTTCTCTTCCTGAATTAGGATTGGAAGTTACCAAAGCGGAAACAGCTAACCCTATAATTCAAGTTAATTTACCACAACCAGTTATCCCTCCAAGTGGAATAGCTAATTTATTAGGTACACCAGATAGTCCATCAGGAGGTATAGCAAATGGATTTGGTGCAGCTCAACCTATTACTAATTTTAATATAGAAAGTGGATCCATTGCTGATAAATTAAAAGGTCAAGCACCAGAATTTAATCGAGCACCAGAATTTAATGCACCATTAAATGTACTTCCTAATCCATATAAAGAAAATACTAGTAAATTACATAGTTTGTTTGGTAATATAGAACAAAATGGTGGATCAAGATTAAATTTAAAGGGCGGATCTGATAGAGTAATACCTATATATAAAAATGTTAAAAATTCACCATATATACCTAATGAAGCAAAAAGAATTAAACAGGAAAGATTTTTTGAAGCAAATCCTGATGCAGCAAGAGAGGCGCAACCTCAGGCTCAGCAGCAACAGCAGCAACAGCAACCATATTTACAACACCAAACTAATTTATCAGAAACAAAGACTGCATTTTCTTTAAACATAGCACCTGAATTATTACCGCCTGCTAGAAGACCATTACCTCCTGCACCTCCTGAAAATGTTGTAAAAATGATGAATTATATTATTCCAAATTCATTTGGAAATCAAACTTATAGTATTCCACCTCAATTTGCCCAACCATCTGCAAATGTAATGTCACAAAATACATATAATATTTCATTTGCAAATCCATCACAAGTTAGAGAATTCAGAGAAGATATATTACCTAGTAAAGATGAATCTATGTTAAAATATTCAATGTCTACAATTAGTGAAAGAGTTGTTATATATCAATACATTAGATCTATATTAATTAGACATTCAGATGGTGAAAATATTAATTTTCTAAGTGATAAATCACCTGAAGTACGTAATTTATTAAGTTATTTAAGAATATTAGATTTAGATGTTACTAAATATGATAAAACAAAAAATAATCAATCTGGTATTGTAATACCTAGACGGTTAATTATTTATAGATCCTGTTATCCTATTAGAGTAGATAGGGTAAATTACAATGTAGGATGTGCTAAAAATAATATTGGAATAAGCATTAGAATATATCAGATGATATTAGGTGAAACATTTGTTAATAAATATAAATCATTACCCTATAATGCATTTGAAGTATGGCGTGATATATCATTTTATGAAAATGTAAGGGATAATATAGTAAAAGCAAATATATCACCTAATTTTACAATGTTATATGCATATTATATAACTCAAGATACTCAAATTGATTTTTTAAAAGTGAATCGATTAAGAAACAAGGATATTATTAACAAGCAAGAAAAACAAAGAAAATTTGTATTAAATAATTTGTATAAAAAAGAAATGCAAGAATATTTAATTGGATTACAAAAATATTCAACATCTGATTTAACAAAATTAGTAGATCAATTAGATATACATACACCATCTAATAAATGTCTAATTGCTTTAACTGAATCAGGTACTCAAGATTTAATTTCATGGGGATCTAGACAATACGAAGACAATGGTTTAGCCAAGAAAATGATTAATACAGGATATCATAGTTATGAAGTATGGTTAAGTATTTTATTCCAAATGTATCATAGTTTCTTGTGCATGTATAAATGTGGTATATCATTTCATAATTTTGATTTAAATGGTAATGTATTAATCAAATCATTAAAACAAGATGAAATGAATAAGGGATATTGGAAATATAGATTAAATAATATAGATTTTTACATACCTAATTATGGTTATATGGTAATGATTAATTCTGATTTTGCAGATATTTATAGTAATGATGAACAAACATTAGAAAATCAATTAATTGGTCGGGTTGATGCTGGATTACCTATTCATGTATATGGATTAGGTGCTGCACCACCTGTACCTGCAGAAATTATTCTTGCAATAGCAGATAGTACTCCAAGAAAAATAGATAAAATTGCGTATAAAGTATATTC